CGAGTGCGCGGATAAGGTACCGATGCTGCCGCCTGGTTGCGACAGTCCGCACAGTATCTGCGTGGTAGTGCTCCCGGCCAGCACGGCACTGCTGGAGCCAAACCCGGCCTTGCTGACGGTGCATCCGGTATCGTAGAGCACGCGCCGGCACCCGGGTTGATAGATGTCCGCCGGCAGTTTGGTGTTGAGCAGGAAAATGTCCGATTTCACCGTCACCGGGATTTGCGTGCGGCCGCCCCCCTGGATATCCTGCATCGTCCCCTTGAACCGAATGATCTTGTCCACGTAGGTCGCCCAGGTCGGAGAGAAGAAGGCGCGCTCCAGCAAGAATGCCGCGTTGTCGAACATGCCACGGTAAGCCGCCTCTGCAAAGGTAATGGACCCGACCATGTCTGAGGGGGCGGGGAAGAACGTCATGGTCAGATCATCCACTTCCAGCCCTGCAACGAGGTTAATGGCACTCCTGGTGCAGAGCGGTACCGGCGGGTAGGTTTGGCCGGCTACCGTCAGCGCGGTGTCCGCCGTCGTGAATCTCAGGACCGTACCGTTCAGCATCGTGACCGTGTAGAGGTCCGCCATCAGGTAGGACGCCCCGCTGGCGAACAGAGCTATGAGGTTGGCGTTGTTGATCATTTCACGCTCACGAACTGCAGTTTTTTGAGCTCCCATAATTTCAGCATGAAGTTGTTGAAATCGAGAATATCGCTGAGGAACCGGCATCGGAAGCTGAAAGAGAACGTCGCGGTGATCGCCACCCCGGCCCCGGGTGCTGCATCGAAAGCGATAACTCCCGCGCCCTGGTCGACGGCATAACCACCGGTTGCCACCACCCCGTTCAGGTAGACAGTGGGGATGCCATTACAGGAGGATATCGGCTCAACGAACCCCCCCATGGTGCGCAGCAGCTGGAATTTCGTGGTGGTCCCGTCGCCCACGCCTAGCGGCTGGGTTGTCACCGTGTTGTCGGAGGCATCAGAGTAAATAAACCGGCCGCCGGCCCCGAGACATTTGTTGAAAAACCCCATCAGTGTTTGTAGCTCATTCGTGGAGTCATCCCGCAGGAACTCGTAGGGAAGGTCCCACTGCCACCGGGGATAGCTCCAGTAGGACGTTGCCGACTCTTTCCCGCTCGCGGCCTGGTGGATTGAGGTTGACCATATTGGCATTTTGCCGCGGTTGTAGCTGAGCCCCAACAGCGACGAGGGGAACACCGGCAACGTATTGAGCGCCGACGACCTCGGAGCGTCAGAATCACACGATACCGTCGTGCTGTCGCAGGTGATTGTGGTACTATCACAGGTGATCGTCATCAGCTCACCGCCGGGTTGAAGTTTCTGGACTGGTTGCGGATCGTCGCAGCAAGAGCCCTGCCGTGGGTCTGGAAAAACTTAGCCACCCCGCCAGCGTCCATGGCATTGACGTGAAAATGCACATCTCCGCCCCCGCTGCCCCCGCCGCTGTCGGCCACGCCACGGATCACGTTTGCGTACTGCGCCGGCAGGACCATTTCCTGGGCATGCAACTGTGTCACCGGGTTGACCCCCGCTGGGATATCGTAGCCGCCGGCCGCAGACGCCATCGCAGCAAACCCCATCCCCTCGGCATAGGCAGCGGCCCCGACCCCCGGCGCCATCGACCACCCGACAAAGGGTATGGCGGCCACCGATGCCGACGCTGCAGCAGCGTACAGCGCGGCGAATGAGCCGGCGGCCGCCACGTTCGCGGCGATGGTTGTTGCCAGCTGCGCCGCCGCCGCCGTCTCGGCAGTAGCCACCCGGGCGGTCGACTGCACGGTCGTGGCCGTGGTCTGCACAATCTGGCTCCAGATCCATTTTTCGGCGGACTGGAGCGCCATGCCGATGAATGTGGAAAGCACCGAGGACGCCATGCTTTTCATGAAATCCTTGAACGTACCGCCGCTGATGAGCATTTTCGTGATCGACGAATTGAAAGAGCTGGCGATCCCATCAAAGGCCGACTTCCACCCGGAGACCTGGTCCTGTGATGCTTTCAGATTCAGCCCGTGGATTGCCTGGGTGTGCTTCTTGCTGGCGACCTCCAGTTCATCCATCAGCTTTTGCTCTTCAATGCTGCCCTGCCTGGCTGCAGCCAACTTCTCGTTGAGCGCCTCCACTTCGACGGCGTGCTTGCGATCCTCCAGCGCCTTAAGCCGCGCGAATTCCTCTTGGTCGCTGATCGCACCGATGTTCTTCATGTACTCGATTTGCTGCTTCTCCATGTCGAGGTCCAGCGTGAGCAGTTGCCGCCGGTGATCGGAGACCATGTCCAGTCGCTTGATCTCATCGGCGGCGTGCTCGCGCTGCATCTTGTCGACTTCGCGGTTGGCCGCTACAGCTTCCTTGCTGCCTTCACCGTATTTCGACGCGATGAGCTTGGCTTCCTGCTGGGCGATGGTGACGCGCTGCACGCTGCCGACTAGTGCCGCCTCCGACTGTTCCTTCATTCCCTGGAGCTGGGCAGCGAGGGCGTCTCTGGCAATCTGCTTGTCGGCCTCAAAAATCTTGTGTTTGACTGCGATGATCTCTTCAGCGGACAGGTCATCGAAGGCAAGGACCTGCTGCCAGTAGCTCCGGTTCCCGGCGAGGTCCTCCGCCCAGAATTCCTTGTTCTTCTCCTGAATCTGCTCAAGGTCGGACTCCCAGGAGGGGACGCGGGATTCCGGCTTCTCTTCCTTTGCGCCTTCCTCGCCGGTGATCCGGTTGCCCCCGGTCTTTGGCGCCGACTTCTGGGCCGGGATCATCCCCCACCGTTTCTGCATGCGCTCGGCAGCGTTCTTGGTGTGCTGTTCGATGTCATCGGTGATCCCGATCCAGACGCCCTTGACCGTCTGCCCGATGCTCTTCATGGTGTCGGCTGCGCCCGAGAAATCGCCGGTAATCGCCTGCTTGATCGCCAGGGCCACGGAGCCGACCAGGACACCGATAGACATGAAGACGCCCTTGGCGAGGTCCCACAACGTGGTGATGGCCAACCCCATCATGTCGAGCGCGCTCACAAGCGTGTTGACCGAGGCGCGGAACACCTTGACCACGGTCGGCCCGATGCTGTTGAACCATTCGCCCATGGCCGTCAGGACCGGCAGGAGGGCGTCACCGATGACTTTCCCGATGGACTGGAATGTCTGATGCAACTCGCGCATCTGGAGCTTGTAGGAGGCGGTCTGTGCGGCGGCTTCCGGCCCCACCGTGAGCCCGAGCGCGTCGGCGCGCTTGGCACCCTCAGCCATTTCGTCGGCGGTCAGCTTAATGACCTTGCGGACCTCGTCCCAGGCGCGGCCGTAAAGCTTCTTGCCGGCGATCTCCCTGTCGGTGCCCTCCTTCAGCCCGGCGAGTTTCTGGTTCACATCAAGCATGATGCTAGTCATGTCCCGGTAGTCGCCGTTGGAATCCCGGGTTGCTACGCCCAGATCGTTGAACGCTTTTTCGTTGCTGCCGAGGCTGCGCACCATCATCTTGGTGGCGCTGCTGAACTGCTCGGTGGTCACTCCGACATGGTCGAGCGCCGAGATGAGCCCGCTGGCCTCCTCGGTGGTGATCCCCATGGTGGCGGCGAGCTTCATGGATTCGGCGTTCAGCGCTACCGTTTCCGAGACGGTCGCTTTGAAGATCGCACCGCCGGCCATGACCGCCGTGATCCCGGCCATGACGGCGTTGACCGATGACATGGCCGACTGGACGCTTGCGGTCATCCCCTGGAGCTGCGCCTTCACCCCGGCCATGCTCCCGGCGATCTGCGCGTTCATCTCGGCAAAGGCCACCGACATGGACTTGGTCGCGGTTTCCGTGGCAGCGGCAGCCTCAGACGTTCCCGTCTTCAGCTCACCGGTTTCTGCCCCAAATTTTACGTTTACCTGATCGTCAGCCACGTCACACTCCGGCTATCCCGCCACCACTTGCTGCCACAAAATCACCGATGAAATCTTCCAGGGTCTTCGGGCGATCTTCCTTTGATACTGGTTTTTCCAGGAACGCCCCGCACAGTCGCGACATGCTGATGTGTACCGGGGGGAAACTGGCCCAGTGCTTGTTCAGTTCCTGCAGGCGGGGCAATGTCAGGCGGCCCACCTCGTCGTATGTCCAGCCGGTGGCCGTGACGAGGAAGGCAAAAAGCTCGCCCCAGTCTACCGCCCCGCCGCGGCTTCCCCCTCGGGGACTTCCTCCAGCCCGGACCCGGACACCACTGCGGCGAAGGCCCGGGCGATCTCCATGATGGAGAACGACTGGACTACTGCGTCTGTCACCGCGCTATCGTGGTTCTGGAGCCCCAGCGTCACGATGGTCGCCTGTTTTTTCAATAGCGACACAGGGAGGATGTCCGACCCCGACTTGCTCACCTGGCCGGACTCGGACACGATTTCGTTGATGAGGGATTCGTGATCTTCCAGCTGGTCGAGCATGAGAGGCTTCGCGTAGAGGATTTTGTCTGCAGCTTCAATCTTGATGCGTTTCACGGTAATTCCCCTTTTTGCCGTTCCCTGAAATGTCTCGCTGAAAGCAGCAGGGATTCTGCCTTGTCGGGTGCTACCCTATCAGCGAGAGGTTTTTTGTTACTCGGAGAAGCTCAGCGTCCCGATGGTGTTCGAGGCATCCGCGAAGACGCTGAAATCGAATTCGGGGATCATGAAGTCCTCCAGCTTGGTCGCGAAGTTCAGCTTGCTGGCCGTGCATTGGTTCAGCGTGAAGGTTGCGCTCTTGCCCTGGTAGGTGGTGGTGAACGCCGCGGAGAACAGCGGGGTCACGCCCAGCAACTGGTTGCTGATGGTGATCTTCTTCCCGAGGGTGGTCGAGGTGTAGGAATAGGAGATCAGCGGGGAGATCGCGCTGTCTGCCGCCGCAAAGGTATAGACGCCGGCCGAGACGCTGTACTGTCCGGTCGCCGGTCCCGATGCCACCTTGGTGAGCTGCTGCCCCGTGGCCGCATTGGTCACGCCCAGATCGGCAAGGAACGTAGCCGAATTGGATACCGTCACGGTGTTGGTGGTGATCACCCCGGCCTCGTTGTAGGCAATCAGCTGGCTGCCGGTGGCCAGCGTCTGTCCGAAGAAGATGCTATTGACCATGGCACCGTTGAGGGTGGCGGCCTTGGCCTTGCCGGCGATCTTCCCGACCCCGCGCGCGACAGCCACGGGGAACTGGTAGGAACCGGTCAGCTCTTTGACGGTGAAGCTGAAGTCGAGGCTGCACTCCTGGAGCGTGCCGAAGTTCTGGGGGGTGGAGTTTGCCGCCGTGTTGGTCCCGAAAAGGACACCTGCTCCGAACGAATACATGGTTAATTACCTCCGATCAGGTGCTTTTTGAGCGCCTCTTTGAATGCCAGCGTGCGGTTGAACTCAGGGGTGAACACCTGAGCATTCCCGACATAGTGGTCGTTGAAAATTCGGTCGATGTCTTCCGCCGTCAGTACGGCGGCCGGGGTCTCTTCGCCTTCCATGGAGCCTCCTTATACCGCCATGATCTTGACGGGGATGATTGCTACTGCCTGAGAGCCGAGTACGCCCTCGTCGTTGACGATTTCGCCATCGATCCAGCAATGGCTGACATCTTGCCCGTCCACGACGAGCGAGAAATAGCCTGTAGCGGGCGACGGTGACAAGGTCTGGTCAATGGCATCAACCAGGGGGTTGAGGATGGTTGCCGGCGGTGTCTCCTCCCCCTCCCCGGTCTTCGCGTAGACGTACAGGTCCACGAACAGCGTATTCTTGGAGGGGAGCCCCTTCACTTGGGAAACACCCTCGTTTTTCTGTACCATGAACAGCGCCGGCTGTTCCTCTGCCGGGATATCGGCCCAGTGCTTCAGCCTGCGCGAGGTGGTGACGAACGGTGCCGCAGCCCTCACGACGTCGTACAGGGCAGAGTAGATGGCTTCCCTGTTGGCGATCACTTGAGCCCCCTGCTGACGGCCCTTCGGTACTCGTCCCGGATGTGTCCCGCGTTTTCTTCCAGAGAACCGCGCAGGAACCGCTTGCCCGGGATGTTCATTTTCATGTCATGTGCCCTCACAGTAACCTCGTGCGGGTTTTTCATCGGCTTGCCCCAGGCGACCTTTTGCATGCGGAGGTGCTCCTTTACGCTCACAGTCCCCTGGAACCCGTGCTCGTGGGTGTGGGCATACTCCACGTTGGTGCCGACCGTCGCCGTGGAACTGTCGGCACGGTTCTTCGCCTCAAAGGTGATCGACCGACGCAGGCGACCGGTGCGGTTCTTCAGCACCTGCCCTGACAGCTTGTTGCGCTGAATGTAGCCGGCCAACTCGGCAGCCAGCGAGGTGGTGGTCTTCTGGATCTCCAGCATAACCCGCGGGGTGATCGCTTTGAAGTTGGCGATTACCCGGTCATCCCCGGTGACAAACCCGGTCAGCATGGCACCACCTTTTGGTACGCTCTGAGCACCGACTTCAAATCGTCGGTCATGTCCGACCTGGTGAAGCTCACCACCTCACCGTTGATCGTTTTGGACGATACCCCGATGCGGTCCCGACCCTTGTACTTCGCGGCCACGAGCTCGATGCACGCCTGTTCGATTTCCAGGGGGATCACGGGGTAGCCCGCCGTGTACTGCAGCCGCACGTTGAGGTAACCCCGCCAAAACCGATGGCCGGTGAGGCTCAGCCGCGTGGCGTCGAACAAGTACCCGGCGCCTGCGCCGTCAACCAGCGGAGGGATGGTCAAGCCGTCGACCATCACCGATTGCACCGACTGCACCGGGTAATCTCCGAACGTGATGAACCGCTCGTCGTGGCCGTTGCGGATCTCGGAATACTGCGTCACCTCAAACGTCCGGTTCAGGTTCTGCTCGATGAACGCGGACGCCGCAGATACCAGGCGCGCCAGCATGACCGGCGTGGTGGTTATCCCGAGATATTCAGCCACATTTTCGACGGTCGTGAGATCGGACATCGGTTACCCCTGGGGCGTTGCTTCCTGTGCCGGGGTTTCCGGCGTTGCGGGCTCCGGTGCCTCGGGCGCGTCCTGTGCCGGGGGTGCGGGCGTTGCCGACTGGAGTGCTGCCGCTTCCGCTTCGGCGTCCGGTTTGGTCAGGCCGCTGGCAACCTCTTCGTCGCCCTTGAAGACCTTGTACTTGCCCCGGCCGGCGTGCTTGATGGTGTATTCCCCTACGGCCTCGTCAGGGACAACAACGGGATCGGTGTAGCCGGTGAACCCGTGCGCGGAAAGGGTGGCCACGGCCTCGTCAGGGACGTCCACCGTCCCCATCTCGTCCGCCTGATACTCTTCGCCTTCAAAACTGCACCCCCCGCTCCCGAGGGGCGCCAACAGTCTGGGTGACATGTCAACTCCTGTGACCGGGGCGACCTCTCAGCCGCCCCGGTTCTCGGTTAGTGGCCCGGGGCGATGTTACGGATGAGCCCGAATGCCGGCGGGAAGTAGTTTTTCAGGACGCCGTCGAAGTAGACGCCGTACTCGTACTTCCTGGTGCGCAGGGGCCACTCGATCTGGTAGTAGTCCCGGCGGAGATGTTTCAGCAGGATGCTGCCCACGTCGTTCAGTGGGTAGGGGATCGAGTTGCTGAAGAACATGATGGAGCCCTTCGGCATGTTCGGATGCACCAGCACCTTGACCTTGGTGTTGGTGATCTTATTCAGCACGGTACCGATCACGGTCCCGGCGTCGATGGAACCACCGCCCGCGTCGAGGTTGTATCGGATCAGGGGCGCGCCACCGTTGGCGATGATCAGCGCGTTCATGTCCAGCAGTACCTGCGCCCCAACGTAGATTTCGTCCGGGGACAGACGATAGTTGTCCCAGAAGGAAGCGAACGCGGTGTTGAGCGCGTCGATGCCGCCCGCGCCGTCGCTGGTAAGCTTAGTGCCGGTGCCGGCCGTGCCGGTGGCGAGGTCGACGAAATAGGCACCGGACCCGCTCTTCATGATCTGGGTCAGCAGCCCGTCGTACTCCAGCGCGCAGTTGGAGTTGTCCTGGGAAGCGGTCAGCGCACCGTAGTTCTGGTTCGCCGAGCTCGCTGCAGCGGTGATCAGGATGGAGTTGATCGTGGTGACCGCGCCCAGGTACATGGTGGACGCCCCGGTGACACCCCAGTACCAGGCGTAGGCGACGGCGCCGGCCAGGGGGGTGACGGTAGCGGAGATGCAGTGGGTCGGGTTGCCGTCGCTGGCGGTGGTCTGCGATGCCACGGCCGAGATGATGGCCGTGCCGCCGTTGATGTTGTCCGTGGTCGCATCAGCATTCGTGCGGCTGATGACCTGGGTGAGGCCAGTAACGAACGACGGGGAGTTGTTCACGCTGCCGTTGTTGGCCGCCACCAGCTGCTGGTATCCGGAGAGGGTGAGCGCCACACAACCCACCTTGTAGGCGGTGGCTGCCGCCAGGGTGCCCCCGGTGGCCACGTCGGCCAGTGCCGGGGTCGCGGTCTGCCCGATGGCCACGGTACCGTTGCCGCCCAGGTCGAGGAACTCCTCACCGATCATGCAGGACTGCAGCAGCTGCGTGACGGCGAGGGCTTTCACGTCCTCAAAGTTCTTGGAGGCGTAATCGGCCTCAAAGGTCACGTTGTTTTCCAGACCGCACCCGACGAACTTGGCGAGGTAGTCAGCGGTGGTCTGTGCAACGACGCCGCCGCGGTTACCGGCGGAGACACCGAGACGCATGGACCCGGTGTTGATGCCAGTGACGGCGCGCCAGTTGGACTGAATGGCGTAACCGTCGGCGCGGCGGGCGATGCGGTTACGGAGCGGGGTGAGGACCGGGTAAAGCTTCTTGCTCGGCGCCTCCAGGTCGTAACCCATCAGGCCGGTGGTGGCATTGGCGGGGGAAGCGAAGTTACGGAGAACGTCGTCACCCAAGGGCGCCTTCTGAGCTTCTGCTACGAGGCGAAGCGTGTCATTCGTGGTTTCCATTTCGTTGGCTCTCCTTGTGGCGGGTGTTCTCCCGCAACGGATTGGTTGGACTGCGGTTAATTGCGTATGATAATCGGGTTGCGCTGTTGGACGCGGACCAGGGCGGCGACCCGCTGAACGTCATCAAGGGATTCGTCGGCCTCGATGCGCTGGACCTCGTCAGCGTCCCTGCTCTTGCCGGCGGCGCGGATCACGTCGGCCTCCCGGGTGATTGCCAACAGTGCGGCCTTCGCGTCGGCCGGTTGCGCTTCCAGTTCGGCGACCCTGGCGCGGAGGGTGTCGGCTTCGGCCAGCAGCGTCACGTTTTCGGCCCGCACCACGTCGATCTCGCCGGCCAGGCGGGTAACGTCCGCGTCGAGTGTCGCGAGCCGCTGCACGTCATCCTCGGAGCCGGCCGCCCTGGACGTATCACCGCATGCTGCCCCCAGTGCAACGGCATGGTCGTGCATGGTCTGCAGCATCTCCAGGTCGGCGGCGCTGTTGCGTGCCCCAGAACGCTCCACCTCTGCCGGCGGGGTGAGCAGTACAGCCAGATCGGCGCCGGTGATCCGGAACGTGTCTGCGGCTCGGTCGGAGAGTTCCAGAAGGGTGGTCTCGCCCGGGGTGTAGGTATAGGGCGTCGTGTCTTCCTTGATCTCGGACACGATGAACATCTTGAGCGCCGTGATCGCGGTTTTCAGCGCGGCAACCTGAGCCTCGGCTTCGGGGTGCGTGCCCTCCATGGCTTCGTCCTGCTCAAAGCCGAGCAGCCAGGTGATTTCCCTGAGCGCGCTCAGCGCGCTGGACACGTCGCTGATTTCCTCTCCCACGTACCGCTTCAATGGTGCGGTCTCCGTGGTCTGCACCGTTTCGTATTCCATCTCCATCACCTCCCCGGCGATGCGGAACTCGTCGATTCCGCACCCCCTGTTTGACGGAGAGTCCACAAGAGAAAACTCCGTGATCGAACTCAGATAGATCGTGTCACCGACCTGCTTCTCTTTCTTGGCCCCGATGGAAAAGCCCCGGTA